AGTGTCTTAGGCAAGGTTAGGAATTTCCCGACCTCATACTGGAACTCCCAAGGAAAGGAGTCAGTCGCCTTTGACATGTCCAATGAATGGACAGTCTCGCCTTTCGCTAAAGCAGCAACGATAACGTTGTCTGCTTTCCGTTGGTCCATGGTACAATCCCATGGGAATCTGCCAAGAGTATGAAGAAGTAACTCCTTCAGAGGCTCAACCGCACGTTGTAAAACGACGTTTGGAAAGGCAAAGTAACGGGTTTTCAGACCTGGTTCATGTGTGAGACCTATCGAACCCACGACCAGTGGGAACGTAAAATGGTCAAACACATTTCGCGCTCCTAATGCAGAATCTAACAACATTCGGGTGGCCTCGTCCTTGTAAAGAACGGACCCCCCTATATTGAAAAGATCCTCAAGAAGCTTTTCGATGTGACCCTCCTTACCAGGAGGGTTCATCGTTAAGGGTTCAGGGAATCCACATTGCCTTGCGGCTTTGGAGATTCTTGGTAGGCTCTTGAACGCTTTAAAAACGTCCGAGAGTCCAATCCTACCATGTCCCCGTTTAGGGATCTGAACAGCTTCTTGTTGTATTGAGGTTTTAATCTCAAGCATAAGAGGAGCCGTGACCTTTGTACGGTAACAACCAGTGTATACGTTCACTAGGAAAAGTACAGCTTTGAGGTGCTCTGCATCTTCCATAGCTACTCTCCAAAGAGAGCCGAAAACACCGGATAAGTTACCCGCACGAGTGGTACGGTACCACTCAGGTTTGTTAGCCATCTGTCCTTGTGAATAGGAATTCATTAGGCAGTTTTTATAGGCTTTCAACCTAGCCACAGTCCACTCTGAACCAGAGTGTTTCTGCCACGATTGTATAGTCGTGATGAAGCGGCGTTTTAGCTTCTTTGGCAGTGGTATAGTGTTAATCCGCATTTCCATCTCAGAGGAGGGTATCCAGGTAAAACCTGGTTCTGGCTTCATTTTCATGATGTACAGACCTCATTTCCGTTATGGTTAGTAGGACACACGACAGTGTGTAGGAATCCCTACACGACGTACCCCCTCTTTTCACAGAGGAACCATTGAATGTGTTTATTTGACACACCTATGGTTGGGAGCAATCCCCGTGCACCGGTCGAGGCAAGCCCATTTGAGTTCAGGTTCCGTGTACCGGTAACGGTACCTGACCCTGG